ATAGCTGATGCCATAGACACTGAAGAGATGGAAGTGTTTCATTACCACAAGGCAGTGATAGACACTAACTACAAACTGTGGCATGATACTAACAGTGAGTTCTACCACGACTTTATGCATTACTTCAATCGTGTGTCAGGATTTAATGATGAGTATTTCGCTAGAAAGAATATTCCTTTTGATAACGGTCACGTTAATGTTAGCAGCTTTACAGTTAACTATGAAGAGTATGATGGATTTGAGGATAGGGGGGAATTATCTTTTCCCAATCTGCCACCAAACCAGTGGTACATGGTGGACTTATTCCCCGGCTATAACTTTAACCTACGTGGCAGTGCCTATCGTAGTGACAGCGTAACACCACTAGGGCCAAACAAAGTACTGATTGAGTTCCGTGGATATGGCTTAATGAAAGATACGCCAGAGGAACGACAGACACGTATTAAGCATCACAATTCTATATGGGGGCCATTCGGTAGAAACTTACACGAAGACCTGATAGGTGTAGCTGGTCAGGGTACTACAATGCGTGAAGGCACAGAACCTCGTAACATTCTACATGGTAGACATGAGAATAGAACAATACATGATGAAGTAGGGATGAGACACTACTATGCAGAATGGAGTAAGTGGATGGGTGTTGAAGCAAGCAGCCCAACAGGTTTGGCAGCGTAGCATGGAAGAGAAAGAAGAAAACAAAAAACCTCTATCTATAGGCATCAATGAAAATAGCTTTGAACTTGTGCTGAGGATATTAGGAAATGAGTTTATTGCTATTCGTATAGGGTCAACAAACTTTAGTGGTAAACTAATAGCTGGTAGCATTCTTCTATTGTTCTTTACGTTTATGCTGCTAGAAGTATTCGGACTATCTAGGATGCTAGGCATTGAGTAATGGCTACAAAGCTAAGTGAGAATACTGAAGTTGCGTTACCACTACGTAATATCATAAGCATGGTGGCTGCTGCATCTGTAGCAACGTGGGCATACTTTGGTATCATAGAACGTCTAAATCAATTAGAAACTAACATCACTATGATGAAGTCAGACTTAGAACAGAACACAGAGTTTCGTATTAAATGGCCCAGAGGTGACATGGGTAGCTTGCCAGCAGACAGCGAACAGTTTATGCTTATTGAACATCTGGCAAATGAGTTAGATGATTTGTCTACGCAAATAGATGAGGGCAAAGCCCCGTATGACCAGCAGCAGAAATTAACATTAGAGTTCTACGAGAAACGACTAAATGCATTAGAAGAAAACTTAGAGAAAATAAGAAATGGAAATCATTAAAACCATAACACTTATCTTGTATATGGGTGGTGACGTTTCTGAACATACAGCATTTGAAAAAATATCAAAATGCTTAAAGGCTAAAAGAACCATAGAAAGAAACTTATATAAAAAGAGCCAGACAGTGCGATACTCCTGTGAAAATAAAACAGTAGAAGTATCTAAGAATAATGACGGTTCTAGCTATATAGTTCGCATAGTAGAATGATTGTATTTGTGTTATACGTGTACTTAGGTTCAAATATAATAGACCGCACACAAACTTTTGTAGACATGGATAGATGCCTATACTTTGCTGAAAGATTGTCCCGACAACAATCTGTTCCGGCGGGTGGCGGTAAAAGAAAAAAGATAACTGCAGTATGTAGACCCCAACCCAAGTAGGAACCAACCAACAATGATTGCAGAGACACTCGCAGGTATAGCACTTGTGAAGAGTGCCGTAGATGGCATTAAGGGTGCTATCACTACTGCCAATGATATAAGTGACATAGCTGGACACATAGATAATCTATTTGCTGGCGAAAAACAAATACAGCAGGAACGTGCTAAAAAAGCTGGCGTAGGTATAACAGACCAGTTTGGTGTAAGTAATGTAGCACGTGATGTTATTGATGCCAAGATTGCAGCAGAGAAGCTGCAAGAAGTAGCCACTATGGTAGACATGCGATTTGGGCATGGCACATGGAAAGGCATCTTAGCTGAAAGGCAGAAGCGTATACAAGAAGCTAGAGAAGCTGCACTTAAAGCTAGGCGAGAAGCTATACGAAAACACAACGAGATGATGGAAAATATAAAGATTGGTATAGGCGTAGGTACAATAGGTGTTATAGCTATAGGTTTACTTCTTTGGGCAATTGCAGCTTCTGCTATGGCATATTCATTATTTACTTGACAAACATAAACGTAAGTGGTATAACTGTATTATGAAAAAACCTCAAAAGAGTTTAGCTAATTGGTCTAAGCAAGACTGGAGAACCAAGAGTGGCAAACCCTCCAAGCAAACCGGAGAGCGTTATCTTCCGGCATCAGCTATTAAAGCCCTCTCATCTTCGGAGTATGCGTCCACCACCGCTGCTAAAAGAAAAGGAACTGCTGCTGGTAAGCAATTCGTCAAGCAGCCTAAAGCGATATCAAAGAAAACCGCGAAGTTCAGACGGGGAGCCTAATGCTTAATTTACTTATTGGACCTATTGCAGAAATAGCTGGCACATGGATGTCAGGCAAAGTAGAACAGACAAAAGCTAATGCACAGACTAAGGTAGCTAAAGCACAAGCTGAAGCTGTAGTCATGCAGAAGAAAGCTACTGGCGAGATTGACTGGGACTTAGAGATGGCTAAAGGGTCAGCTAACTCGTGGAAAGATGAGTGGCTGACTATCTTGTTTAGTATCCCACTTATCCTAGCATTTGTACCCGGCATGGAAGATGTAGTAGCAAATGGATTTGCGAGACTCAACGAGATGCCTGAATGGTATCAGTACTCACTTGGAGTTATCGTTGCGGCTTCTTTTGGAGTTCGTAGTGCGACAAAATTCTTTGGTAAAAAATAATGGCAGCACAGAAGATACTAGAGTGGAAACTGATTCCACGACTAATGATGTTAATGATGTCAATATCCGCATGGAGAGTAGTGGAGTGGTTTATGACACTTCAAGACCCGACAAGTCAACAAGCGGCACTAGTGAGTGTAGTCACGGGGGCCATGACAGGTGCATTTGCGGTATGGATGAATCACGAGGGTAAAGAGAATGAAGTACAACCGACAAGACCTGATAGACAAGCTAGTAATAAGCGAGGGTCTAAGGCTACAGGTGTATAAGGATACACTAGGAATTGATACTATAGGTATCGGCAGGAACCTAGAAGACCGTGGCATAACTAAAGAAGAACTAGACTGGATGGACATACCTAATATAGATGTCGTCTACGAAATGGGTATCACAGAAGCTGATGCGGTCTATCTAGCAACGAATGACGTACAGATAGTCGAAGAGGAACTGGTACGTGCGCACCCTTGCGTGGACAGTCTGGACGCTGTACGTCAGCTTATTGTCATAGACATGGCGTTTAATATGGGTGTACCTAGACTTAACAAGTTTAAAATGATGTGGGCAGCTATCCATGATGAGGACTACCCAACTGCAGCAAAAGAAATGTTAGACAGTAGGTGGGCATCTCAAGTAAAAGGACGGGCCACTAAGCTGGCTAATGCCATGCACAACGGAGAATTTTAAATGGCTAATTACAAATCTAAGTATCAAGGTGAAAGTGGTATTTTTAAGGCCAGTGAAAAAACTTCAGGCCAAACATATAAAGGTAAGAAAAAGAACGATGCACCATTCTTTGACCCCCATAGAATAATTGATTTCCTTTTTGGAAAGAAAAAAACATGACACGACAACTCACCGACAAACAACAGACACTACTCAACGTACTCTTTGAAGAAGCTGGCGGTGATTTGGTGCAAGCAAAGAAACTGGCAGGATATGCTGACACTTCTAGTACTTCAGAAATTGTTAAAGGTCTTAAAGAAGAGATACTTGAGGCTACTCAAATGTACATGGCACGTAATGCGCCGAAAGCAGCGATGGCTATGGTAGGTGGGTTGTATGACCCAACTGAACTAGGTATACGTGATAAGATGGCTGCAGCTAAAGAACTACTTGACCGCACAGGATTGGTTAAGACTGAGAAGATGCAGGTAGAAGCATCAGGGGGTGTCATGCTTATGCCACCTAAAGCTATTGTAAAGGATGATGACTAATGGCTGATATGTTTAAAGGTATGAGTGCCAAACAAATGGCAAGCAAAATAATAAAAAGTGGTGCGAGTGGTGATTCGGATGAGTACATTAGAGATTTGGCTTCAGGGCCGGGTGCTAAAGATTATATGAGAAACTATGTAGAATCAGAAGATTTACTTTATATATTTGACCCTAACATGAATAGAGGTGGTTTGATGAAATCTCGTACTGGCGCACAAGACTTTCGCAAAGGTGGTATG